ATTCACCTTTTTCTTTCCAAATCCATTGTATTCAATATACTCAATAGCCTTTTGGTTTGCCTCTTTAAATGACAAATCGTTAAGGAAATCACTATCGCATAATCTAAATTTTTCTTTACTAGTAAAAGCTTCATTTGATATGTCAATTTCCTTAAAAATATTTATAATATTAATATTATATAAATATGGCAGATGATGAAGAAATACCATCGGAAGTATATGATACATTAAATGATATAATTAGTAAAGATGATAATGTTAGAGTAACAAGAAGTAGAAATAAATTACCTGATCGGTATATACCCGATGATTTTAAAACAACACAAACAAGAAGATCTACCGCAAGATCTAGTAGAAAAACTAGTAGACAACCATATCCATATTCAAAACAAAAACCAATAACAAATGTAACAGAACATCAAAGTACGAAAATTTGGGAAAAATTAGAAAAGGAAATAAAAGCATATTTTATTTCAAAATTAAAACATATATTAAAAAAGGATACACCTACTATCGGTGACCTTACAAAAGAAACAATTTTAGAGATACGTCAAAAATACCCAGAAAAAACCGAACCAATAATATTTGATATACAATTTATATATTTAAATCCAATAAATTATATAGGCGCTCAAGCGAGACAAAATATTGCAAATAATTTTGAAAAATTGTTTCCTTTACTAGGTAGTTCATGTGACATTCGGTGTGAACAATATTTAAAATATTTATCTGCATCACCACACGTACAAGTACCAATGGTTATTGGAGAATCACAAATTCAAAGTATTTTAAATAATGCTGAATGTAAACAACGTCCCAAATGTCAAGAATTTTTAGAGTATGCTAGTCAATTTTGGCCATCGATAAGATCACAATTACATACTGCTAGTGGTATAAAACCAAAGAAGAAAAACCCGGAAAAAAAACGAACACGCGCACACCCAAAGAAGAAACGTGGTGGAAGTGCTCAAACACAAAGAACACGACCCCGACCTAGAACACGACCTAGAACACGACCTAGAACACGAAGAAGATGAATATAAATACAGGGTATCAAATATTATTTCACATATTATTCATTTCCATAATATGTGCAATTTTTTCCTGGTTTTGCAATTCCTTCAAATTCCCCATATTGATACTGTTGTTGCCAAATCCCCCGGCATATATGTTAGTATACAATACACCCGACTCGTTTGTACATTGTTTGGCGGTATATGGAACGAATTCGGCAATTTCACAACTTAAGAATCGATCATTAATACCAAAATAATCGTTGTGTTGATACAGCTTAATCACATAATTTTTGAATATTCCATCTTTATATAATGGCACACTGTAAAGCTGAGGGAATACTGTAGTCATCAATGAATTCTTAATATTCAAAGATACGTCTTGAACCTTATGAATGGCAATACTAAACTTCATAATCTCTTGAAGATCGAGTTTCAAGTAATTCAAATATAGATTTTGTAGACGGCCAATCATATCCGAATATATTTCCGCATATTTAGGATCTTGAATGACATGTCCCAATTTTACATTACTAATGAACACTTCTCCAGTTTTATCATTTTTGGATTTCTTAATAGACGAATATCCACCATTATCAATAAAATTATATTTGATATCGCCATCTTCCATTTGATGAACAATATTATCTGACTTATACTGATCCGGATGTAGCCCCCTCAACAAGCCAACATATGATTGGGGAATTAATAGTTTGAGTTTAATTGGTTTGTTCCCAACAATAATAGTATCGTTATCAATGAACTGTTGAATACTTCCTACAAATAAATTGAAATCGTCGCGATTTTCGCGCGTGATTATTGACAATACATCATTAATTCCGCAATAAAGTTGGGTATTCATGATTTGATTTGTACAGGGGTTGTTTGATGAAATTAGTCATATATATAAAAAATAAGAATCAATTTTTTCTTTTCTATATACTTGTTGGATATCTATAATGTTATATTATAGATTATTTTTTTTTCTCATTTTATCGCAACATATTTAAATATTCATCAAATACTAGAGCTTTTACTTCCTTACCTTTCAATTCATCCAATTTTTTCGCAAATTTATCTTCATCTAAATCCCATTTTATCTGTAATTCTATCAGAATATTATACCATTTAGATAATGAATGCCCATGTCTTTTCTTGAAGGCAGGCATATCTTCTAATCCTAATGCGAATAATTGTAAAATTGGCTTCATTATCTGATTTGTAATATAAAACGCATAATTGATTTTTAGACTGTTCGCCACAATAAATTCGGGTGTCTCGATCTTATCGCCTTGTAATGCATGTTTCATATCGGTTTGAATATACACATATTTTATACGATCTCCAGCTGTCGGTCGATTTCCTTGCTCCCGCTCACCTATCCTATTTGCCAATACATTATGGGCGATTTGTTTAGGATTTTTATAATATCCGCGCAATGCTTTAGTAATCATTAATTTCTCTATTGGATATACTTCATTTACCATATTTTGAAGACATTCTTTACAATATCGTATCGCCTTTTCCATACTTCGCTCCTTAATAATTTTATCAATTATACCCCCATATATATCTTTGACAATTGGAGCATTATCTCGCCGTTTTAATACAATACCCATGAATTTGATTTTTCCTTTATCGGGATCATCTTCATATAACATTCCTACATACCTTTTTTTAGATAATAAGATAAATGGCAGAAACGTCTTCTCATATTCTAGATCATGTGGTGCTTTCAAATATTTGGTAGCAAGCTGTCCTGCATCTTTAGCCAGTTCAATTGTAATCTCTAGTGCCTCGCGATTCGCAATTTTATTGCCATCCAAATCCTTAAGATTGAATTTGAAGAATACTGAATCCGTGTTATGAACAATCATATTACCTATGCCAGCGGCAAAATGATGATTTTCGGTAGTTAAATCATAAACATACGTATCACATTCAGGAGTATTTAAATGTTGTAATTCAACTATTTTTTTTATTGCATTAGGATTTTTTCGCTGTTTAATTTTAGTACAAGTAATTCTATATATATCTGGTTTATCACTTCTAATATTAATAGATGTTTTATAACCAATACTATTTGCTAATAAACAAATGTTAGATGCGCTTATTTGACTCTTTTGATCAATTCTAATATATCCATTTTTATCTTTATCTCCATCAGCATCATATAATCCTTCCCAAAAAGCATTTCTTATTTCTAAAGGAGAATTTAGAATAAAACTAGGAATAATTTTACTATTCTTATAATATGTTTTTAATCTAAAATTTTTAATAAAGATCACCTTTTTCCCATACTCTGATATATTAAATGATAATTTATAAACATTACTGCTTTTAATCGTATCATACACACACCATTCAAATTCAGGAAATACGTTTTTACACAGATTTAAATATTTATTAATAATATCCATATTTTTATTATTTAATGCCCATGATGCTTTTTTACCACTATGACAATCATAATAACCACAGCTTCCATCGCCAAAGAAGAAACCATAAACTTTTGCCTCATCAATATTAGTACATACATTTTTATTATTAAATAAATTATCATCCGCAAAATCTATAGTTCTATGAAGTAATTCTGTACCTATATCAACGTTATTTGGAGAAATTTCTTTTCCATCACAAGTTAATAATGAATGATCATCTGTAACATCTACTAATCCTGTATGTGTCAATATTCTAAACATTTTTTTATTGATATTTAAACGATGTTTAATTATTGTTTTTAATACGGTCCATCCGTTATCTGTCCATGTTAAAATAACTATATCTGGATTTTTAGTCAAATCACAATATTCTTTTTCCTCTTTACCATTTTCTTGACATATAAACCATTCATTATTTCCATATTTTTCCCCAATACTATCAACTGTTAATATTTCAATAATATTATTTATTTTAATGTAAATCGGCGTGTATGATGCAATACTATCACCATATACATACTCGGCGTTCGTCTTAACTTCGCGTTCATTCTTCAATTTTACAACTCGGTTTTTATATCCGGTCTCAATTACTGTGCGAGCATAAATCAATAATTTTCGACCAGTAGCAGTTGTGGACGCAGCAACATCCTTATCATAAAATGTGCTGGTGCGGGCTCCAGTTTGACCATATACACTATTTGCTGTCACTTTAATCGTTTCTTGGCGTTTATTATAAACATTTTTCATAAATGGATCTTCTTCTTTTGCCATTAATTTCTTGGTTGTTTTGCGAGCCACCAATAATTCTTCTAATATCGAAGGTAAAATTGCTTTTCCATCGGGAAATTGAGCAAACCTACATATTTTATAACCGCATCTTTCCTTTGTTATTGCCGCCTTCAATGTCTTCCGAATATAATGATATGTATCGTATGTAACATCCACATATTTATATTCTGGCAAATTATCATATCGATAAGTCCCGTCTTCATTGCGCTCACCGCATTCTTTAATAATTTCGCCTTCCAAATTATATTCACATGTCCATACTTTACTATCGTGTGATATATTTTCACTAATAATGCTACTGGGATAAAGCGAACTATAATCTACACACGCAACCGGGTCTTCTAAATAAATATCGCATTTAGGAGGCAATACTATCGCTCCCTCATATCCCCCATCGTTTTCGGCTTTTTCAATTGTCGGCATTAATGTATCTTTTTCTCTGCATTTTTTCGCAACATAACTTGTGAGTTTAATTCCTTGCCCTCGAAATACTAAGAAACTCATTGGAACACTACAATACCCAGCCATTTCAACATATCCGGTCAAAAGATCAATCTTATCCATCAAATTCTGTACTAATGTGCAATCCTTAATACAATATTTTGCTACTATGCCCCTGTCCTCATCCGATCCATTTGATAATCGGAAAATATCTTGAGGAGATACATCGTCCTTTGCAAGTCCCCATCGAACTTTTTTTGTCATATCCAAATGTTCAATACCAGATATAGTAAATTCGTGCGATTCCATATTTATATTTGTAATCATGAATTTCTTCCCTTTCTTATAAAAATCCTCACTATATGAGATTTCGAGAAAATTCACATATCCCCCAACATCTAATCCCTTTAAATTCTTGGTTTTGATAATGGTTTTTCCTTGGCCGATGTTGACATGTTCTATGGAATTCACATCGTCGCCAATAAAATGCCCCGATACAGCATCCAATTTATTACTAGGCAATTGGTATTCTTTGCGAAAATGAATATATAAATCGACAATAAGGCGTCCAGTCATCTTTATATATTTTAAACTGTACTCGCCACTAGCTAATACAATTTTATTAGTTTCTAATGTCTCCTCCCCAGTCTTCCAATTACGGTTCAAACAGACTTCATCGCGATTCCTCGACAATTTCAAGAACTCTTGTCTGCAATTTAATTCTTGGCTACGGTCATCCATAAATGGGAAATCGAAAGTTGTAATATTATATCCAGTTACAATATCTGGATTTTCGGCCTGAATTAATTTTGTCCATTCAAGTAATACCTCTCTTTCAGTATCACATGTTACAATTACTGAATTCTCAACTGCTCCTTCAGGAATTACGCATCCATTTAATACTATACAATGATTTAAATATGGACGATCTTCACCATATTTCTTAAAGCTGGACCCAATAAAGGTTACTTTATCGCCTTCTAATTGTGGAAATATATGTGTTAACGTTTTCGATAATTCTTTAATTTGTGTAGTATATTCGCATGCTTGATCATTTAATATATCGAGAATGGTCGCTTTTCTATTAGTATATGATCGCACCTTCTTTTTATTAAAATATGATGGCGCTTCTTCCAATTCCGTATTTTGTGCTATTTCTTGATTTGTTACGTCGTCTTCTTCATCGGAATCATCATCGTCTACTGCACCATTCGCGAGTGCAATATCATCATCGGTATCATTTTTATTGACTTTAATAGTTGCAGGGTACATCATTATAAAATCATTGAATAATTTCGTAATTTCTGCTCGGGATACTTTTTTCTTTGGATAAACAACATTAATTTCAGGATAAGGAAAATCTACTGAAACGGGAACTTTAAATGCTGTCAATATCATTTGTTTAAGGGTTTCTTCGTCGACCAATTGATTCTTTTCTGGTTTATCAGACTTATCAGACTTATTATGTTTATCCGATATTTCCGATTTTTCATAATATAGACGGTTCACTATATCCATTGCCAGCTTTTTATAATGTTTGATAGCTAATGGAAAGTCTCCATGACTACTACTGGCCTCAATATCAAAACTACATTGTTTATATGGAACTAGTACATTTTTCTCTAAAGGTACAATATATCGATAATTAATTGTGTATTCATAGTCACAATATGTGGTTTTTTGTAATTTGTCATGTTTTAAATAGCGGGATTCAGGAAGAGCTATCCACCCAGATGGACTGATTTCTCGAATATGGAATAATCGCAAAAGAGGAGGTATGTGGCCTTCATATAAATATACGCTTGTATCCTCAAAAATATATCCTTTCGGTTTTAAAAATTTAGTATAAGTAGTTTCAGTAATAATTTCCTTATACCATAATTTCTTTGCTTTATTAAGGGCCATGGTGTTTTTAAAGATAATTACAATGAAATTATGTAATTTCCCAGCATCAAATCCATATAAATTTTTCTTTTCTACAAATTGGCTTTTAATAATAGAGTCTTCATAGTACGGTCCCATCATTGCTTTAATTTCGTTGACAAAACATGTCTTCTTCGAGTTATCCCATGAATCATCAACCTTTACATAAAAGAACGGATTAAAGCCTTCGACATAAATACTTGCTGTTTGGCCTTTACTGTTTATACCAAACATTTGAACCATAAATTCTCGATTGTCACGATACTTATTAAAATTATCTGATTTTGTATTATTGTCGTCATACACATTAAATTCTATTAATTTAAATGATACTTGACGCATATACATAATACACTAACAATATTTTTACGTCTTTTTTATATATTTTATAAAACGAAATTTTAGAATCATTTTTTTTTATAAAATATAAATCTTTTATACATCTTTTTTTTGTAGATCTATTCACAAATTTTTAATATTTCATTCAAACGTTTATTTAATTGGTTATTTTGTGAATTTCGATGAAATGAATGAGCCATCATTTTTTCATTTGGAATTGGAGCATTATATACTATATTGAAATTATGTAAAATCCCATTTAATTTCGCCAATTTATATTTATTATTCAGTTCATCTAATGTAAATTGTTGTTTTTTTAGACGAGTATTTACTCTATTATGAAATTCTAATAAAAATAATTTAAACGTTTCTTTATCATTTATATTGTTTATATTGACTCGTTGTAGTTCTTTTGATGCATGATCACTGCAGTCTGGACATGGTAAATTAGAACATATAATTTTTACAACTTCAAATAAATTGTTTTTTTGCTCTTGGAATTTTGTAGGATTTATTTTTTCGGCCAATGTATGAAATAAATACCATATAGAATTTCCCCAAACTTTTTTATCCATATAATATTTTATATATAAAAAATTATTATATATTATCCATAAATAAGTTTTGTAAATATTTCTGTAAATATTTCTGTAAATAATGTTTTAAATTAAATATTTAAAATAAATTAATATTAATATTAATAAGAATATGGATGCGGCTGCGAATACAAATATGGATGCGAATACAAATATAAATATAAATAATGATTTTTATGATTTATTGAATGATGTTTCTGAAGAAGATTCTGATAACAAAATATGTTTAATATCAAAAGAATTATTATCTGATAATTCTGTAAAATTGGTTTGTGGACATGAATTTAATTATGTTCCATTATATCACGAAGTAAAAAATCAAAAACGATTAAAATATTACAATAATTATAATTCTAAATTGGAAGTACATGAAATGAAATGTCCATATTGTAGAATTATAACACCCCAATTATTACCATATTTTAAGTATTATAAATTAGAGTTAATTAAAGGAGTGAATATGCCACAAAAACATGGTATACAATTACATACATGTCAGCATATATTAAAAACAAAAAAAACTATATGTGGGAAATGTGCATGTAAAACAAATAAGGGTGTTATATGTAATCAACATTATCAAATGACACTTCCTAAATCTGAACTTCCTAAATCTGAACTTCCTAAATCTGAACATTCTAAACCAGACAATTCGAATATTCCACCTGAATATTATACAAAATTAAATAGTTTAAAAGTACATGAATTAAAACATATGCTAAAGATTAATTTTTGTAAAGTCGGAGGAAAAAAATTGGAATTGATAGAAAGAATATATCATATGATGACAAATAACATGACTGATAATTTGGTTATTCAGCCAGTTAGTCAGTACATTTGAAATATATAATTTAATATTAGGACTTAATTATGTTAAATAATATTAAATACTATTTAATAATATTAAATAATATTAAGTAATTGAACCGATGTCTAATCCTAAAGAATTATTGATATCTACAATTAAAGAATGGATTGAGATAAATAATGAACTCGTTAAAATTCAAAAGGTGGTAAAAGAATATCGTGATAAAAAAAAACACTTAACTGATGCATTGGTCGGGATTATGAAAAACAATGAAATTGACTGTTTCGACATTAATAACGGCAAATTAATGTGTAAAACTGCCAAAGTTAAGGCCCCATTAAATCGGCAAAATTTAGTAAAGGGTTTAGAAGAGTATTTTGCGAATACGCCAAACATTGATACGATGGAAGTAAGTAATTTTATTTTAGAAAGCAGGGCAATAAAAGAAACTAATTCATTGGTAATAAAGCAAAATAAATAATATCGATATTATATAATATAATAAGATGGAGGATATATTTATGAAATATTTGCTTCCTATAGCTATTCTAGGAATAATCTTAGTCGCGGCAGTATATATTGGAAAATTCTTTAATTTATCAACAGGATTATATTTAGGATATATTTTATGGTTTATTGGCCTAGTAATTTTATATTGGATATTGCCACAACGACACAAGAGTAAATTCTTAAAGAAGGATTAGTAATTAATGATTTTGTAATACAATATCGATTTGTTCATTTTTAACAGGAATAGATAAATTGTCGCGGATTTCATCGGTCGATGGTTTTCGATGATATTCCCTCTTAAAGTTATCAATAATAATTTTAATTTGTTTTGCTACCTTTTCAAATTCGAGTTCTTTATCGGTTTTTTTGATAGGTTGGTGAGGTAGAGTAGGTTGTATAGTTTGATAAAGTGGTTTTTTAATAATAGGCTCCTTATAAATAGATAATCTAGTTGATTCTAATATATTACATATTTCGGGTTTCTTAATTCCTTGATAATTTTTCTGTTTAATAGATAATTTTTCGGGATTATAAATTGTACCTCCCGAAAATATTTTAATAAAATATGCGATAATTGATTGAGAAATCGGCGGACTGGTTTCTACTAATCGATCGAATTCTTCTTTACATAATTGTATCATTTGATAAGGGTCGCTCCGTTCAACTGTATTTTTCGATAATTCTACCTTTATATTTCTGTAAAATTTATCCCACGAAATGCTGGCTACTCGATGCGCTTCATTTAATTCTGTTACTTTAAGAAATTGTTGGATAGTTGTTAATATTCCGGCTAATATATTTATAGATCCTACACCAATAGAGAACCATTCTCGATATTGTTCAGGGACTTTTTCTGAAGCGAAATTTGCTGTTCCTGTTAATGTACTCATTATAATAACTGGAATAGTAAACCATGCATTTATTTTATGATATTTTAGGCGGGATTTTCCATGCATCCATTTATAGCACATTGCTTGATCGGCCCATTCTACTAAAATGTTTTCGTGTGCTTTTGTCCAATCTATTTTTGTAAGTGGAAATGAGTTTTCTTCATCTGGTTCATTCATATTACATTTACAATCAATTATAACATTTTGATTTTTATTTTGATTCTTATTTTGATTTTTATTTTGATTCTTATCCTCATTTTCACAATTGGTATTACATCGATTTTGTTTTAATATATTTTCCATTATATAAAATCGAGAAATAAAATCGAGGAATTAAATAGATGAATTCGATTTAGAAATATAAATATTATAAAATATAATATAAAATTTATTTATTCTATATATTAAATGATGTGTGCAAATGTACCGCCATCCAGTGATATTAAAAATGACAATTCAATATCTAATTCAATATCTAATTTAATAGATGATTCGTTGTGTGACGATTATCAGCATCAATTAAATACTAACTGGACGTTTTGGATTCATTTACCACATGACACCAATTGGACTATTGAAAGTTATAAAAAAATATATAATGTAGATTATTTAGAAGAGATTATTGGGTTGACAGAACAATTGGAGGAACGGTTGGTTGTGAATTGTATGTTGTTTATGATGCGTAAGGATATTCTTCCGATGTGGGAAGATCCTATAAATCTTAATGGTGGGTGTATTTCGTATAAAATTAGTAATCATGAGGCGTATTTATTATGGAAATCGATGTGTTATGCGATGGTGGGGGAAACATTGGCAATTAATGATGAACTGCAAGCGAAAATCAATGGTCTAACTATCTCTCCAAAAAAGAATTTCTGTATTATTAAGATTTGGGTTAATGCATGTGATGAATCGGTTCAAAATCCGAAGATGATTAATAATATTGATGGGACACTCGGGAATTATGAGGGGATATTTAAGAAGCACATACAGTAAACGGGGAAATCGCCCCGTACGCGATTGAGTTAATGATTTTTTTTTAATATATCATTGATATGGATGATATATTAATTTATTTATACAGAGGTCGTCGTATGAAGCCGTCTGGCTTGATCCAATTTGTCTAGTGTCTTCTATTGGACTTTTTATGTCTTCTATTGGACTTTTTATGTCTTCTATTGGACTTTTTATGTCTTCTATGTTTTCTGGTTTTGTGTTTAGAATTATTATGGCGTTTTTTAGATTTCTTTTTTCCGCCGTCTTGGGTATCTGGCCATGCATTTTTTAAACTTTCTTCATGTCGGTTCAGTCCGTCTAATACAAATTTCCATTTTGCGACAGCTGGAACGATTGGATATTGATCTGGCTTATTGGACTGTATTTTTTTATATTCTTTTGAAAATTCGTCTTTAACGTCTTTAAATTCCACGCCTACATCGATAGCTTCCTGTATCAAAACCGGTACGTCGCGCATGCCGCTAAACTGGAGATCCATTAGTGATGCAATTGCCCCCTCCTTCTGGGTTGGCTTAAGTGTATCATCGGATGTGGGCCATGTTTTAGTTAATTCTTTTATATAAATTTCTATTTCCTTCCTTTTTTGTAACCATTCATGGTAAGATTCTAATGGTGGCTGGTCGGAATAGTAATTAGGGCCAGGCCGCGTGCCTATTAAATTATATAAATGATCTTTGATGTCTTTCAATTTCAGGCCTAATTTATCAACTCTCTCAATCAAAGTTTTTGCGGGTCCCGCAAATCCACGATCTTTCAAATATAACTCCTTATAATTTTGTATAAATTGCATTTTCAAGTTATCCCGTTCATCCTCCATATTCTTATTTTCATTAATCTTAACCTTTTTAGTTTCCTCTTCTTGCGCCCTTGCATCCCTCGCCTTATCTTCTGCAATCTCAACCTCCCTATCCTTTAACACCCCTGCTATATCACCAGCAAAAATTTTTAAAATTTGCTCAGCATATTTATTTCTTGTAGCCGGATCTATATGTGGTATCTTTGTTCGGTCTAGTTTATAATAATCAGGATCAGCAGGGTGATATTGACCTGGGCCCGCATGATAAGCGGTATTTTCCTTCGATTTATATAATTGTTGCATATATAGTGGTGTATTGTTATATTGATATTGCGATAAATCTTCCGGTAATTGGAATACAGGAAATGAACTAAATTTCTCTATATATTCTTTCAAATCATCTACTTTTTTTTTATGTTCAAAAAATTTCTCTTCCATCTTTCTTAAATTGGTTGACCACGTCGTTGTATTAGTTTTTAACAATTCTAGCTGGTTCTCTTTTTCAAAAAGAGGTTGCATAAATTTTATAACCGTTGTTTTTATTTCTTGAGCTATATTTGGATTTGTTTGCTTAACTATGTCGGCAAAGGCTTCGCGTGTAATTGGTTTATCTTTTTTAACAAACTTTTCCATATTTTCGGATAAGTTATCTAAAAAATCGTAAATGTCTTTTTTATGTGCCATATAATATAATATATATATATATATATTATAATTTTTTATTTTCTAAATCTAAGAAATATAAAAAATTATAAAGAAATCTCTTATATTTCTAAGAGAGTTCGCTTATTTGATAGCCATCGGTTGTTTTTGTGATTCGGTGTTCTTTGCCGGATTCGTGAATCTTGTCATGGCACAATTCACATAAATTCACCAAATTCGCTTTATGATTTTTATGGAATTGTTTTCCGATTATTCCTGCTTGATCGGCATTTTTCTGATATTGTAAATGATGGATTTCGCTGGCCGGATTTTCATTACATAATTCACACATCCCCCCGCGCAACTTCTTCGCATTATATTTAGATTTCTTTGCCGATAAAATACCTATTATAGAATCTTTACTTGTCGTTTTTTGTTGTTTACAATATTTATTGCGGATTTGATAGGCTCGATCTAAGAATTGATCGGGGAGATCGAGAGATTTGCATACTTCTAAACCATACATTGCTTCCCCTCCTCCCGCTTGCAATTTTCTATCATATACCAAAGTATTACGTTCTCTATCAAAAATGACGCTCATATGATATACTTTCATCTTGTTTAACGCGCGAATCTCTCTATATTCTAAGATTTCATGAAAATGTGTAGCAAATATGAAGCTAGCCCCAATTTCATGTAATCTCTCCAATCCTGCCGCGAAAATACTTAAGGCTGATGTAGATTCTGTACCCGAACATAATTCATCGCCTAATATAAGACTATTCTGATTACTCTGTTTTAAAATAGTGCGTAATTCGCTCATTTCAACTGCGAAAGTCGATAATCCTTTGAAAATATTATCATTGCCTAAGATGCGAGTAAAGATATAATTGTATGGACAATATTTGAAGCTACTACATGGAACATAGAGCCCAGCCTGAGCCATTATTGTAGCTATTCCGATCGATTTAATAAAGCTCGTTTTCCCAACTGCATTCGTTCCATAAAGAAGCATTCCATTGGAGGGGGATACATTAGAGGGGGATACATTAGAGGGGGATACATCCCCCTTGCCCCCTTCTTTATTGGA